GGAAGTAGAGCTAAAAGAATACCTTGGTATGTACATGTTAGCATGGCAGATTTATCAAGATATGGTTATCCAGTTTATACTTCACCATTTACAGGGGAAAAGTTCTATGTAGTAGCTGGAGCACATCCACATCCTTATATGAGACCTGCTGGATTTAAAATGCGAGATAAAAACGTTGAGATTATAAGAACTGCTATACAAGAAATGATTAAGGAGGCTGTAAAATGATACACGAATTAGATTTAGAAAAATTTACGCAGTTGATAGTTAGAAAAATAAATGAATTAGGAAATAGAGAAATTGTTTTACAGAATCCAACTGATAAATCAATATTTCCATGTACAGTTGTAAGAACACCACTTGAAAATCAGAGAATTAATGAAGAAGTTACCCCAGTATATACACGATATGCTATTTCAATAGAAGAATGGACTGCAACGCAATATGAGTGTATGAGACAATCATACGAAACTGCCGTTAAACTACGAGAATACAATTTAAAGAAGGTTGGAAATGACCAAATAATATTTGATGAAATAACTAAAAAACATCGTTTAATAAGTAATTATGAAGTAAATTATAACGGATTAACAAATTCGTTTGAAAGAATTAGATAAATGAAAGGAATGATTAAATTATGATACCAGGAAATGAAACAGTATCACCAAGAACAAGTACAATGACAAAAGTGTCTTATGCAACAACAAAAACAGGAGAAAAGACACAAATAGGATATGTTCAAAGCGTATCTGAATTTTTAACTACTCCAGAAGAAATTACATATAGTGCACTAGATATTGAAGATGAAAGAACAGCAAAAGGAAGAAGAAAGACACAAGCAATAGAAATACCATTCTTATATACAGAAAGTCAATGGGATGAATTAAGAGCAGTTGAAACAGCTGGAACAGAGATATTTATATTCTTACAACTACCAAATGAAACTGCAAATACAGCAAATAAACCAGTTGTATTTAATTTTAAGGCTACGATTGCATTAGGAATGGATCAAATAGAAATTGATAATATGTTACAATCAAAAATTAAAATATATAGAAGTTCAGCAATTGAAGAGACAAAAGGATATCCAGTAGCAGGATAAAAAAGAAAAGAGGTTAAATTATGAAACTAGAAACAAGTTCAAAATCGGTTGAATTAGTATTAAAAACAAGAAAAATTGTTGCAATTGCAAATACATTAAAGAATAAAAAATTTGAAGAAGCATTCTTTACTGCTTTAAGAGAATGCGATATAGAGGCATTAAGTAAAATTATATTTACATTAGCTGAAAGTGAAGGTGATAAAAAGCCTTTTAATAATTCAGAAGAAGTATTTGATTTTATTGATGACTATAAAAAAGAACATGGAAAAACATATGGTGACATATATAATGAAATAGCAGAGGCAATAAATGAAGAAGGTTTTTTCAACGTAAAGATGACAGCGGAAGAATTGAAAGCGAAAGCAGACGATCTAATGTCATCAGTGAACTTAGAAGATATTATCAAGAATGCTTCAGAGAAAGCAGTAGCTGGAGCAATTCAAGAAGAGTTTCAAGGATACAAGGGATAGAAGATATAAGTAGTAAAGTAGAAGAGGTAGATAATGTAATAGATTTAATTTATGCATTAGAACCTCTTTGCTATTATTTTGGAATGAAACCCTTTGAATTTTGGAACGGAACATATAGAGAAGTAAATTTATTTGCACAAGTGCAATCTGCAAGAGTTATTGATGAATTTAAGCAAGAAATACAGCTTCAAGAAGCTGTAACAGATAAATTAATAAAAGCAAGTATAGTACAAGAAAAACCAAAAGTAATAAGATTAATAGATACATTTAGTAAATTATTCAAAAAAGATGAGCCTAAAATAAAGGTACAATCAGCAGAAGAACAAGCTAGAATATTAAGATCTATTATAAAAGCAGAAAAAATTTCGTCCAGAACGTAAAAATATGTCGAATGGTGTCGAACAGTGTCAGAATTTGTAATACGATTTTTGTTGTATTATTCGACCATGTTCGATATAATTTTATGAAAAAGAGGAGGAATTGTTATGGAAGATACTCAAATAAAAACAAAATACTGTAAATATTGTG